TCAGGTGGAGGTCCTTGCCACCATACGAGTAGCCGTAGTTCGTCGCCAGCTCTCCAGTCACGCCGGACCAGTTCGTGGAGGCTGACCCGATGTTGCTGGACGAGTCGAGCAGCGCGACCCTCAGCTGGCCGGTGTTCAGGTGGTACGCGCCGTCCAGTAGCATGGACAGCGTACCGCTCGGCATCACCCAGGATCCAGCGGTCATGACACCTTCGCCTTAGCGCGGATGCGCTTGATCTTGCGCTCGGCGATCTCCTCGGGCGTGTAGTTCCTGTCGCGCAGCACCTGCGTGAGCTTGGTCGCGACGCCAGCCGCAGCGGTGATGATGCCACCGACAGCGCCAGCCTTCTCGGTCGGTGTCCAGCACGCAGCGCGGTCCGCGTCGACCTGCTGCTGCACCTTCTGGACTGTGTCCATGGCGGTGGCGATGGTCGCGCTGATCCCCTTCACCCCAGTAGCAAGCGGCAGGTACTGTTCGGGCGTGAGCACCTTGCTGGCCAGCAGCTGGTCGAGTGCAGTGAGCAGTGCAGCACCGATGCCGACAATCGGCTCGCTGATGGGGCCCTGGCCGAAGGACTGGCAGGAGGACAGCAGGACGGCGAGGAGGAGGAAGAGTACGAAGTAGGCGGCTGGCTTTCTCATGGCTGGTCTTTGGGTTGGTGGCTGTTCGGGAGCATGATCATGGAGACCATGCGTTCGAGGGACTTCGCGATCGAGCCGAGCGCGACGACCTGGGCGGTGAGCTGAGCGAGCAGCGCGTCCTGCACGATATCCTCGCGTCGCTCGCGTCGCTCCTCGCGCTTCGTCGTGTTGTCGAGGATACGATCCGAGCGCCGCATCAGCCACTTGATAGATGGCGCCAGCAGTCCCGTGACGAGAAGCGCGGCGAAAGCGACGAGCGACGGCGACTGGTAGCCTGCCGCCTCCGCTGCCTGGTAGGTGATGAACGCTGCAACCGGCATGCAAGCGATGCCGACGTTAGACAGCGACTCGAGGAACGGGAGCGGGTATGGGGTCACCATGCGTTGAGAGGACATAAGAGGCTTGGCATCTTAGACTGGATCCCAGTATGGAACGTCGCTACCACCACCGTCGTGCGTCAGCCTGCTCTTCACCACCGGAGGATCGAGCACGACCCACGACGTGCCGTCGCAGTAGGCCGTAGCGCCGACGGACAGTCCACCGCCCAGCAGCTTGTCGAGCGTGATACTGTCGAGGACGATCAGCGCACCTGGGATGTCCTCGACGTAGAAGCGCATCTTGCCGTCGGCGTCGCGGACGATCTTGACCTCCACGCCTGATGACGACCCAACGAGGTTCGGGAAGTCGGTCTGGATAACGACCTTCGTCGCTACAGACGACTCGATGGGACCAGACGCGGCGGCACCAATCGGCGCGAGGCTGCGCCTACGCCGACGAAGAGCCAGCACCGCAGCCTTGCGCTGCAAGCGCTGCTTGGCGACCACAGCCGACGTCGGCTGCGGGTCGCCACCACCATCTCGTGGTCCCGTCGTGACCACTTTACATGGCCTCCAGCGTCATGCCGATGTCCCAGGAGTTGGCACCAGACGGCGTCCACGCGGCTGGTGCGCGCATGCACAGCGCTGACGGGGAGCCAGCCGGCAGGATCAGCTCCTCGAACACCGGCGTCCACAGGAAGCCAGTCAAGTTGTTGAACGAGTCGACGATCATTGGCGTGAATGTGCCCGCACCCTCGGTCCCTGTCATGCCACCGCACTTGCCTGCCGAGCAGTCGGTGCCCGAGGAGAACGGCAGCGTACCGGCCATCGCGGTGATGCGCTCGTCGAGGACCCTCGGGACCGTGCCTGTCACGGTCGGGAACACTGAGACCTTGGTCCCAATGTTGATCCGGCACTGCGCGCTGGTCGCGCTGCCGTGCTGGCTGGCCCACGCCCGGAGGAGCCTGATGCCTGCCGTCGTTGCAGGCCGGACGATGATGAGCGTCGTCGCTGCTCCGACCGTCTGGTCCTCGAACATCACGTTGAACTGAACGCCCATAGCTACACCTCTTTCTTGAAGCCGTCAGAGAGGCCAGCGGTCTGGCCGAGGAAACCGATCTGCTGCACCTCGACCCAGAACGTCTCGTTCGAGGCTGGCACGTATCCGTCCTGCGACTGCTCGCTCGCGGGGTACTCGACCCACTTGTCGCGCAGCGTCGACGAGCCGGTTGTGGGGTTGGCCTGCACGTACTTCGTGCGGCGGATGGACGTCCCAGTCGGGTCGTAGATCGAGAACTTGTAGCCCTCGAACGGCTCGTCCATGCTGTATGGTCCGAGCTGGCCAACCGGCAGGTGGTCCTTCGTCCAGTGCTCCGTCGTGAAGCGAGCGTTGAACGGAGTCGCGAAGATGGTCTTGTCGAGCCTGCGCAGCCTCAGCGGCCGGCAGTTGCGCCACGTCGAGACGACCTGGATGGTCTCGACCTCCTCGACAGTGCGACCCGCAGGCACGATCCTGAACGCCATGGCCGCTGGCTGCGAGAAGCCAGTGTACGCCCTGAAGGTGGCCGGATACTCGTCGCGTGGGCCGAGGATGACGATGCGCGAGTCGGTCGGCCGCACGCTCGCCTTCGTCCCACGCAGCCCACGCAGCCATCCGTTGAGCTCGTAAGTCCTGGAGCTGATCAGCGTCGCGCTGGTGAACGCGGCGAACTCGACCTCGCCGGTGACCGAGTCGATGATGGCGCACAGGTTCTTACCGGCGAGTGCCTCCGCCTGCGAGCACGAGGCCACACCTGCACCCTCGTGAGTGAACTCGACGTCGACAGGAGCGGTGAAGAACGTCACCGTGGAGCTCAGGTAGGTCTCCGAGGAACCAGCCACAGACGGCGTCGGCTCGAGCATGCGCCCGATGACGCTCTGCACTGCAATCGAGTCGGCCGGCGAGAAGTTGACGCCGTCCGTGCTCTCGTAGATGCGCGCGCCAGCCCAGTGGCTCCCGACGTTGGCGCATACCGCGAAGCGAAGGCCAGTGACACCATTCTCCTCGTCGTGGACGCTCGGCCCGTCGATGACGATCGCAGTGAGGACTGCTGGCGTGAACAGTGATGGCGGTCCCTGCTGCGCTGCGGACTGCACCGGCGAGCCACTGACCGCGAGTCTCAAGTCCTCTCGCACCAGCGTGCACTTGACGAGGAAGTTGGAGCCGATGTCGCGCTGGATGACGCGCCCAGTCAGCACGTTGCCGTCGTCGTCTGTCAGTGTCTGGACGTCGTTCTCGAGCTGGTCCAGGTAGCACGCGGTCAGCGACCACTGGTACTTCCGGTTGTTGACCCACGCGCGCCGCACCGTGGTCGTCGCGAGGTTCTTCGCCTCCTTGCGCGACAGCACCAGCGTCGAGACGTCGATCTCCTGTCGGTTCTCGTATGTCGCGCTGGTCGGGTGGCGCAGACCAAACGGCTGGTAGCCGTCGGTGTAGACGTTGTCAGGGTCCTGGTGGCGCACCCCGACGAACGTCGGTAGGTCCTCCTCGGTTCCGTCCTCGACAGTGACCTTGTCGTCCTTGCGCTGCTCGCCGAAGATGTGCGCGCCGAGGTCGCTGAACTGCGCGCCGTTCTGGATCTGCGTCACGTCGGCGTTCTCGATCTGGAACATGCAGAGCGTGCCATCGCGCTCCTGCCCCACGATCTGCTTCGCGACCAGCATCGGCTGGATCGTCGTCCCCGTCGGGACGAAGCCACGGATGTAGTAGCCGAGGAATGGCGCGAGGTTGATCCCGTCCGTGTTGATGGCCACTCGAGGAATGCCAGCCCTCAGCAGCGTCTCGAAGATCGCCTGCGCCCACGTCATGGACGCGTCCGGCTCGATGATCCCCTCCAGCGAGTACGGCAGCTGGCCGCCGAAGTCCGTCACGCGGAACTCTGGGATGGCCTGGTAGGCGACACCTCGGTAGGCCGGCACGTTCCCGGTACCCTTGTCGGCGACGATGAGCGGGTCCTCGCCCTGGTCGTCGGAGCCGTCGTGGAAGCGGTCCTTAGGGACGAAGCCTGGCGCGAAGAAGCTGGCGACCGACGTCGTGATGGCCGCATACTCGACGCGCGGCCAGCGGTTCCCACCGACGAGTGGAGTCAAGGTCTGTGGCTGTGGTGGGTCCGAGACGATGTCGAGCTCGTTCACCAGCATCGCGACTACCTGGAAGACGACGCTGTTCACTGCCGTGCTGAAGTACACCAACTTTATCCGGTCGCCGGTGTTGAACACCTGCCTCGGGTCCCTCGCGGTAGAGGCTATCAACTGCCTGATATTCGCGAACTGGTTGATCGTGATGGTGGCAGGGTCGTAGACCATCGCGTCGTCCACGCGCTCGATCCAGCCAGGCGTGAAAGCATTTCCGGCGTTCGCCGCGACACCAGCAACAGACTGGCCGTCGACGACTTGCAGCGTGATGGTCCCGGGGACGGACGTGTGAGCGGTGATCGCGCTGATGCGCCAGTAGACGCTGTTGATGCTGGGTCCTGCCGTGCTCACCCAGCCATACAACCTTACGAAGTCCCCGACCTTGAACACGTCCTTCGGCGACGGCGTGAGCGTGTTCGCCATCGTGACGACCACGTCCGCGCCGCTCACCGCTGCCGTCATCTCGTTCGTCGTGATACGGACGAGGTTGCGCGACTCCCAGACCAGCAGCTTGCCGTTGCCGATCAGCTGCGTCAGCTTCACCGTCTTGCGGTCGTTCAGTGCCACCAAGCAGTCAACCATCACCTGGCGCTGCGTGACCGTCGTGCCCTGCTTGTGGTGCGACGTGCTCCCCTCGAACACCTTGTCCTTCTGCCATAGGATGTGCGTCTGCACGCGCACGCGACCACCGATTGCCCAGATCCGCGGAGCGCCTGGCTCGTTGCTGCCGACCGGAGTGTCCTGAAGTCGTGGTGGCCTTGCAGCCATCTTCCCCTTGCCCGCGAGCGCTGGCATTAGCACGGTCGCGTCCACCACGCCAGCACCTGCGACGAGCAGGAGGCCGACGACGCCGCTGCCAGGACCAGCCAGACCAGAGACAGCTACTAGGCCGGATGCCATGGTCAGGTCATCCTGTTGATGACCCAGCAGGCGGCCACGATGTCGTCAAGGATGGCTCGTTGCACGATAGAGTTCTTGCCCCACGCGTGCACGATGAGGTGCTGCCCACACTTGTTCACTCCGGTGAACACCACGAGGTGGCGCGCCTGCTTGCCAGCGTAGACCTGGAGCAGGTCGCCAGGGACTCTCGTACTCGCTGGCATCTCGCGGCAGTAGAGATTCAGCCCAGCGCGCAGCGTGTCGGCGTCTGGCAGCTTCCCATAGACCGGAGGCTCGACGACCTCGAGCCCGAGCTCTCGGCATGCCGCGATTGCGAGCCCGACGCAGTCGAGCCCGTGGTGCGGTACGCGCCCTCGGTGCACGACTGGCGTCCCGATGTAGGACTCGACCTTCGCGACGAAGTCGTTCCTCGATATCTTCTTGACTGGAATGACGATGTTCACGCTCCCTCTATCGGTTCGATGATGGCGTTGGCGCTGGGGGCAAAAGGGTCACCGCCGTGGTTCAGTAGGTTGTCGAACTTCTCCTTGCAGGTGCCGGTCAGTCCGTCGCAGCCTGCTCTGATGATTCCACTGTCGCCCACGACGATCGGGAACGTCGTCGGGAACATGAACTCGACGTATCGCGTAGCGTGCGTGTAGTAGGTGATCGGCGAGATGAGACCGACGTTGACGGAGGCACCACAGATGTCGTAGTTCGTGCCGGCGCCGAGGCCCGACATGTTGGACTGCGTCGCGAACGTCAGCACTGTCGCGGTGTTGCTCAGGATCCTGGCCCACTTGGTGCCCGACACGAACCCTCCAGCAGCGTTGAGGATCCGCACGTCGCGACCAGCGTGCTCGTTGACAGTCCAAGTCTTCGTCGCGTCGGTCAGCGTCGTGCTGGTCGTCGTCGCCGTGTTGGTGCCGGTGACCACAGCGAGCGCCCACTTCCACTCGAACTCGCCCTCCCTGAAGAAGTCGTCTGGGATTGACCCACCCAAGGTCGCCACATAGAACTCGACCTTCATCAGGGTGTCGACGACGGTCTGCACCTTCACGCCTGCGCCCGAGAACGCGAGTCCCTGCGGGCCAACGATGCCAATGCTGATGTCTCGCTTGCACGTCAGTGGATCACCGAGTCGGTACGGACACGGCTGCGTGAAGACACCACCGAAGCGACCGCCTGCTGGTCGCTGCAAGACTTGCGACCTCGCCTCCATGATACCGACCCACGTCGACCCAGTCCAGTTGACAGTGCGGATCCACTTGCGGTGGCGCACAGGCACGTGTCGCGCGTTCGACCAGTCGAGGATCACGTCCTTCACCTCCGCTCCACGGTAAAGGTTACCCATCAAGTCCGGGATCGTGACAACAGTGCCGTCGACGATACCTCGCGCTTCCTGGTCTCCGCTACGCAGTGCTGCCTCTCGTCGCTCCGCGCTCAGCTCACCAACGATGATCGGCCTGTACTGCTCGCGCTCGAACGTGATAGTCCGGTCGTGGTCCGTGACGCGGATGACGAACCCGTCGCGCCGCGTGATCTTGAGCGCGTGGCACAGGTGCTTGCTTCGCGTCTTGCGGAGCACGTCGGTGTTGGCGACTCCAGGACGCGTGGTCATCAGAACGTCACCTGTGGGCCGTTGATCGTCCCGGCCACGATGAGGTTGAGTGCCACCGACGTGAGTCGCTTGGTCGCGTTGCCGGCGACGCCGCCTGCCGCGCCGTTCGTGCCAGCGCTGCCATTCGCCCCTGGACCACCTCCAGCGCCACCAGGACCAGCCGAGCCAGAACCACCGTTACCGCCTGCACCACCGACTCCGATCGAGCCGCTGGCGCCAGGGTTGCCGGCTGGCGAGGTCAGCCCCCCAGCACCGCCGAGACCTCCTGTCTGGGTGATGTAGCCTGCGCCACCGCCACCGCCTCCTCCGCCTCCCTGGCCCACGACAGCGCCACCACCTCCACCACCTCCGCCACCACCGGAGATGGTGCCGTGGTTGATGAGTCCCGTGTCGAGGCGGACGACCAGCGCGTCCCCACCGAGAGCGCCAGGCTGCGACAGCAGTCCAGGAGGGACGTCGCCGCCTGCGCCACCACGACCACCCTTGCCGAGGATCGACGACCCAGTCCCGATCTCGAGCAGCAGCGTCGAACCGGCAGGCCACGTCCCAGTGTCGAAGCTCGGCTCGGCAACCAGCTCTGACCCGATGACGATGCTGCCTGTCAGCTGGCAGTAGACGGCCGCAGGCTTCGAGCCAGTGTAGCCGAGTGCGGTGTTGCAGTAGGACCTCAGGTTGATGCCGTTGCCGACCCACGTGGAGAGAACGACCAGCAGCTCCTCGCGGTCGTGGACGAGCGTCGCACCGATGGACGACGACACGTTGCGCGTCACCCACGTCCCTCCCAGTGGCACCGCGTCGATCAGCCAGAAACTCTGCGTCGTTCCGGCTGCTACCGTGGCGATCAGCGTCGTGAAGACGTCGCGCACCGCGAGCGAGTGCGCACCGTGGTTCGCGATGACGATCTTGTCGCCCTTGCGGCAGAACGGACCGAGCGGCAGTCTCGCGCTGAGGCCAGCGCTGGTCGGTCGGATGACGTAGAACGTGACACCGTTCTCGCCGTACGGTAGGCGCAGCACGTAGTCCGCACCGATCGTGACGTCGAGCCCGACGCCGTAGGTCTCGTCTGACATGGTACGGGTCATGCGAGCACCCACGTCGCGCCGCCAGACGCGTTGATGGCGAGGTGGACTATCCTCACCTGACCCGCAGTGATGGCTGCGCCGATCGCCGTGCCGACGTCGTCGCGCACCTGCAAGCTACCAGCCGCACCAGAGTAGACGGAGAAGACGAAGACCTCGTGACCCCCAGGGCACCTGCTCGGCGGAGGCAGCACAGCGCTGATCGCTACTGTCGGGTTGACGTGGTGGAAGCATCCGTCGTTGAACGCGACGCGGAAGCTCGCCGAGATCGCGCCATAGTCCTTACCACCGTCAGGCTGACGACGTTCCGGGTTCTCGACCTCGTCCAGCACCTCGAAGACGTCGAGATCCGGCAGGCTCCACACGCCGAACGCGTCAGCTTGCAGCTGCGCCCACTGGTCGAAGCCGAGGCCGAACCGCACCGGGACGTAGAACTGGCAGCCGCACGTGATGACCACACCATTGGCCGGAGCCGAGTCGAACGTGACCTGACCAGCACCGTTGACCGAGAACGCGCTGGTCGAGATGGCATCCAACTTGATCCCAACGGTACCAGTCACCGGCAGAGTGATGGTCCTGATGTACGGGTTGACAGAGCCATACTTCTTGATCAGTTGGAACGGGCCAGTCATGGTCCCATTGCCAGTACCAATGATCGTGTCACCGCCATCTGGTGCCGACTGACCGTCGGATGCGGTGGTAAAGTCCTTCTCGTCCGTCACCTTGAACGAGTGCTCCGCACCACGACGCTCTAGTCCGAACGTCTTCAGCGCTGCCGCCTCGGCCGAGGTCTGGAGAGCCTTGATCAGACGCAGCCGGTGGCGACCCTGCGACTGGCGCGCGATGCGAACCTCGTGGCCGCTCGCCGTCTCCTGGATGACAGTGGCGAAGCCTGCGCCCGACGCGCTCCCGTACTGGATGCCAGCTGGCAGGACTACGTCGTGAAAGCTCATCGAACCCCTATGCCTTCGATGCTCGTTCCGCCGCCGCCAGACGGTGCCATCTGCCTGGCCGTGTTGTTGAATAGGTTGACTGCGAGACTTGCGCCCAGGTCGGAGAGTCCCTGCTTCGCGAAGGAGGCGATGATGCCAGAGAGAGCCTGACGCCAGGACTGGATCCCAGTCAGCACGTCGAAGACGCCAGCGCCGAGAGACGAGCCAATCTGCGCAGCGTAGCCAGCTGCTCGCTCCATCGCCTGGTTGATCTTCTCGTAGTACGCAGCTCGGTTCTCGGCGTCGACCTGCGACTGCTGCATCG